TACAGAACCAATAATGGCTGCTTCTCTTGGTGCTGTCATCTGGATTTGGTTTGTTGCAACACTTCCTGATGATAGGTTAGAAAACGCTACTTTGTTAGCCGGAGAGAGAACAAGCATATCTGGCTGTCCACCATCCTCATAGGCTAACTTCATTGCATTTTCAATATCAGCCAATTCAAGCGCATCGTTTGAACCAGACATAGTAGCTGCTGCACTACCATTACCGCCTGACGCTACAGATGAACCAGACTCAAGAACAACATTGCTCATGTAGGACAAGAACTTTGCTGTCTTTCTTGGGTCTGAAGCATCTTTTGCTTCGTTCTTAAAAAGACCTTTTTCAATGTCTCTTCTTTGTTCAATCGCCTTGATTATCTTGACATAGGCTGTCTCTCTGTCTCTACCAGCTTTGTCCACAACATCAAGTGTGTTTGAGACACTTGCTGCCTGTGCTGCAATCTGGTGTACGTTTGACAGTCTGGTTGTCGCTGTTGGGTTGACATATGAATAATCAGCTCCTTCGTTGACATGGTTATCATCGGCAGCAGACGCTAATTCTTGGACTTGCCAATCGTGCGTAACTGCCTTTGTGGTTTCTTTTTGTGCGTTAGAAAAAACAGGGGTCTCATCTGGGTCAATCCTATAGATGACATCTGATAAGTCCTCTCTCTCTCCAACCGCATTTGAAGTTAGAAAAGTTGCCATATTATTTACTCCTAAATAGCTACTTGGTTAAAAGATATTCGACAGCAGCATCTCTGCTGTTTGTCTTTTTCAGCTTTGCCCAAGCGTCTTTTCGTGCTTTGTCTTGTACATTTGTACGTGGTTTTGGCTGTCCAGCCTTTACCATTTTAGGCGCAGTAACGACTTTCTTTTTTACGACAGTCGCTTTGTTTTGTAGATTGTCGTAAAGTTGTGCTTTTCGTGCCATGTTTACTATCCTTGCATCAGTTGCGTTATTTATATCCTCAGTCGAAAAGCCCTGATTTCGTAAATAACCGACTAATTCGCCTTTTTCTTTGGCTGCTACACCTTGGTCTCTCCACGATGGGATTAGATCAAGCAGTAAATCAGCCTGTTTCGCTAGTTGCTGAGACTTCAGGACTTGCTGTTCTTGTTGAACCGCTTGAAGTTTGCTTTGTCTCTGCTGTTCCTCAACCAAATACGTATTGTATGCGATGGGGTCTTCGGCTTTCAGTTGCGCTAACTGTTCCTGACTCATTGCCTGTTGAGGTTGTGCTAACTGTTGTGCGTACACTTGTAAGACTTGCTCGTATTTTTGACGCTCTTGCTCTAAAGACGCTTCCTTGCCACTTAACTGTTTTCGTTGTTCCGCAGCATCTTGTAGTCTTTTCTGAGCCGATTTTTCGAGTTGATAGTTTTTCTTGAGTTCTTCGATATTTACATCGTATTCCTCGCCATCCACTTTTACTCTGTAGAGGGTCTCCTCTGGTTCGGTCTCTTCGACCTCTTCTTCGGTGACTTCCTCTGCCTCTGTTTCTTCTGCTTCTGCTTCGGTTGGTTGGTCTTCAACCGCCTCAACTTCTTCAGTTTCCACTTCGGTTGTTGGCTGGACTTCGCTTACTTCTTCGGAAGGGCTATTCGTGTCCAATAATAGGTTTACCGCATCACTTTGCGATAAGTTCCCAGTTCCCTCTTGAGGGTTGCTAGGGTTGTCTTGCATCCTAAACTCCTTTTGTTAATTGTTTATCTGCAAATTTTCCGGTCTTAATGACGGATTCCAATTGTCCTTCTAAATCTCTAACGGCATTATACATATTCCAGCAATGCTCTCTCGTTGCTGTATCGGTAGGCATACTGTCAGCCCACGCATTGAAATAATTGCCTTTTAATACCTGAAATGACTCAATCATAATAGGGTCTGTCATTATAGATTGCGCCCTTGCGCCTCTGTGACGCTCTTTTTCTAAGTCTGTCATTGCGCTGTCGGTAAGTTAGTCGATATATCGCCACCTAGTGCGAGTTTTTGTTGCCTGAGATTCAGTTCAGCCTCAAATTCAAACTTGCGTAGCTCTATTTTTGCCAACATCTCTTCTCTCTCAAGCGCAATCTTGGCTTCCATTTCCTCACGCTTCAGCTTCAACTCTTCCTGTAGCTTCAATAATTCAAGGTTTTGCTCTGGCTGCTGTTGCTCTTGTGCCTGTTGTGCAGCCTGATCGAGTGCCTCACCACTACTAAAAAACTGGTCAGTATCCTTAAATCCAGCCATCTCTGCGATCTTCTTCAGCGTATTAACGTACTGCGATGGCTTTACCACAGGGTTGTTAATGCCCAACTCTCTCAACATCTGCTCTTGCTTGTTGGCAATCTGTACCAGCATCGCTGCTTTCTGGTCTTCCTCACCATTACCAAGACCCACATTTACCTCTAAATCATACTCATTCGCAAACGCTCTTGGGTCTATATCCACATACTCATTTAGCAAACGTATTGTTACTGCCTTGTCCTGATGCTTTTGGATAAGGTGGAGGATGTTAAACATCATATCTCGAACACCAGTCTCTGCAAAGACACGAGCAATCATCTCTATCTTGAGCTGTGCGCCTTGTATGGTGGCATTAACAGCGTTCGTTGATGTTGACTGCAACTGCTTTGGGTCAAGCCCTAGAGAGGCTTTAGAAAAGCCTGTACGCTGGTCTCTAATCTGGTCTGCATACTCAAGCATATTAAACGCTTGTGCGCCTAACTGTGGAACGGCTAATGGCTGTACCATTCCAGGGGCACGCATCCTAACTATTCCCCCTGGTCTGCTTGATAAAAGGTCATCAAGGTTTGTCTGTCCTTCCACAACCGCCACTCTGGAGTTGTTGGTTAGATACAGATTATCCAACATCTGTCGATAGATTTGTGACTTGATTAACTGCAAGTCCATAACCATTTCAGCCACACTCAAGCCCACCATTCTATGAGGCATAAGTATCGGACTAACTATTGCAAAAGGTATCTTGTCAAATGGCTCATTCTCTACAATCTCGTAGTTATCGCCCAACACTATAACTCTGCGTAGTTCAGCGACATTATCGCCATCATAATCAGCCCTGATATACGCCTCTGTTACCAACACCTCTCTGTTGGTGGGGTCTACAGCATTGTCATAGGGGCTGGACTCAATGTCCTGAAAGCGTGATTGACGCTCTGACTCATCATCTAGCTCTTTATCGCCTGTAAGTGACATAACAAGGTCTGCGTCATAGCCACGTTCTATTAGGTCACCAGCCTTTACTTGTGTTCTATGTCCTATGAATGTGCAATCATCCATAGACTTCGCTCTACGCGAAAATATAAGCTCTTCAGGGGGTATATTCTCTATCTTTACCTTGCCATTCTTAGTACGTCTTTTGACTTCGACATTGAAATACTGCTCAGTAGGTATCTCGTTGCCCATAGGGTCTCTAACGCCTTCCTCAACAATCTCCTGTGACTTTAATTCAATCGCTGGGTCATCGAGTAGGGTAGTTAACTCCAGTTGACTCAATCGCTCGTAGGTCTCCTCAACTGTAGTCTCAGTCTCATCCCAATATGTCTTTAATGCGCCAATCTTAAACAGCAATGCGTCTTTGAAGAAGTTATGTAAAATCGTAAAGCCGTTGTTTTGGCTGTTGAGTACAAAGTTCACAAGCTCTGTGGCTTGCTCTGCACCTTTTACATCTTCTGCATTACGCCCTACAAACCGACAGAACTTATCATTAGACGCAAAAATACGCATGAGAGAGGGCATAAGATACTCAATGGTATCACGCACCTCTGAGAGGACTACCTTTGATCTATTTTCCTGTTCGTTGCCAAAAGGCTCACCTAGATAAAATTGTAGGGTCTCTACACGATCAGAAGAAAGCTCTGTATCATAGTAATTGTTGGCTTGCTCTATCTCTGATTTGAGAATAGTCGCAAATTCATTATCATCCATTACTTCTTCTTCGCTTTTGGCTCTTTTTTCTCAGCTTTTTTAGGCTCTGGCTTGGGTTCTGGCTTTGCAGCCTTGTTTTTATGGATGGTATGCTTGTAAATTGCTGACATTACTTACTTCCCTTCTTCTTTTTCTTCTTTTTGCCGTACATTTAGACCTCCTGTGATGAAAATTTACCGACTATTGTGCCTTTTTTCGTGTTTCTTGCCTTTTTCTTCGTCTTTTTCTTCTTTTTCATAGGCATTTCCTTCATGTCCATCGACATGACCTTCTTATATCGCCCCATCATCATCATTTTTCGCTCCTTACCAATTTTTGCACGACCAATATCGTGCGGTAAACTTATCTTTTGCCGTATCGCAGTTGTGTCTCGCTCGAAAATTCTTACGTCTTGCCGGACTATCCTTCTTTATCTCCATATTAGGGTCTCCATAGCGCACCATCTTTATTTCATTGCCCTTTTTGGCAAGTACGGCAAACTTCTTTGACTTACCAGGGGTGCGTTTTGGCTTGTTGAAGCCAGCAAAACTCTCGCCCCTGTACTTTATGCGTCCAGAAGGGGTTCTATCTACGTCTTTTGTCGTTGCCATGTCATATATCGTTGAATAATTCTTAAAATTTTTGTATAATTCTTCTTCCAAGAAGGAGACTACAATGAACAAATTTGCTCACAGGCAACTCATAGTAAAAAAGATGTTATCTTACGCACCTAATCTTTCGGCTCAAGAAGCGCACGATTTCGATGCGCTTGTTTGCAAGGCATTAAAAATTGACCAAGAGGAACATCCACCTCTATTTCTAGACTCTTTCTTATTAGCGTGACTCATTAAATTTCATTATCGTATCAACAAGCTCCTGATCTACAACTTGTGAAGGTAACTTTCTACTAAATGAGTAATCCTTCATTGCCGGATTTAGAAGCCTACCTGATGGAAGTGTTTGGTTTTCTAAGGACTTAAAAAAGTCTCTAAATAAAACTTCTCTCGGCACAGTTTGCAATAAACCTCCTTGATACTCACCAAATAATTGTGAAGGATATGTACTGTGTGGAAACTCTACGTCACTACTTGGCATCCTTGACATATCTAACGTGCTGATTGCACCTCCACTTTCACTTGTTCCTACATTCTTCAATACATCCTCAGTAGCAGCAAATCGCGCTTGCGCTACACTTGGAAACCCAGCATTTTGAAAGGGTGCGGTATCCATTAAGCGTACAAATTTTTTCCTTACATCTGGAGATGCTTTTTCGAGATACGCTCTCAACCCTTCATCATCTAATTTAGGAAAGTCTTCTACTGCGCTATATCCATCGCTTCCAATATTTATATCTGATTTCATTTTCTTATGAAATTCAGCTAAGTCTTTCTTTTTGATTTTTGCAAAAGGAAGCATTTCTGTAAGGGTTAATGCCGGAAAAGAAGCAAAGTCTATAGATTTTTTACCCATTGCCGTGTAAATCAAGTTTACTGGCAAACCACTTTCTTCAGATAACCTCTCTACCTCATTTCGTATTCTTGTCGTTACTCCTTCAGCAGAAGCCCACACAGCTTTTTCATTTGGATTTAGGCGCATAAAGTTAAAGCCACCATCTAAGGGTACTGGGGTCTTAAAGGTGTTGCCTCCAATACTGACCAAATCGCTTCCAGCTTTACTTTGATCTCCCAAAAGAGGAAACAACACAGAGCCTTGTAAATCCTCTATGCTCAAATCTTTCTTAGGAGCAAGTAACCCCTGATCTACATATCCAATATCAAGCTCAGTAAGAGGCTCAGTCATCAAGCCTTTTGTCTTACCATATCCTAGTGGGTCTATTTGTTCTTTTGTTAGCTGCTTTAGCTTACCAGCCGGAACTCCAGGTATTAGCGTTGCTGCTGTTAGCAATCCAGCCGTTGCCAAGTCACCCTGTCCAAAGGCTGTTCGCGCATCCGCTAATGCGCTGATATCTCCAGTTACAGGCGCAACATCTAAAGTTGTCGGTGCTGCTTGGGCGATGGTAGGGTTTACGCCTAATGCTGTAAGTATATTAAACGGCACTCTGCGTATAGGATTTGGGTCTTGACTAAACTGCTCTAGTGCTTCGGCATCACTCTTTTGCTTAAACGCCTGTAGTTGTGCTTCACTTGGTAACAGGCTCGAAATACGAAAGGGCTGCGAAAAATTTAAACTGTCCAATAATCCCATTTACACTATCCAATTTGTATCTCCATAGGCAAGCTCACGCCTGTAGCCATAACTCGTATAACTCTGTCCACTCGCTCTAACAGCCTGTGACGCAAAGGTTAAAACAAACGCATCAGCAAGGTCTGGTGACTTTAGCCCTCTGCGCTTCATCTGGTCTTTGCCCTCACACTTA